AAGACCCTGCGCCAACTGAGTGACGGTGGTCAACGCGCCGATGATCTCCTCGTCACCCTTCCGGGTGAGTCGCTGGAGCTCTGAGGCTTTCGCCGTGAGTCTCTGTAATGCGTTCTCTCCGTCACGGCCAGTCACGACAAGCGCAGCCCTGAGCCCTTCGACTGCATCTTGTTGTACCGTGAAGGCCTTAACGGATTCCGTGGCAAATCGAGTGACCGCCCGGATTGTAAACGCCGCCGCAATCACTCCGCCTAGTTGTACGGCTTTGTTCTTGAGGACGTCCATCGCCTTACCAGAACGCTTCATACTGCTCTGATATTTTGCGGTGTTGGCTTCGAGGTTGACGACTAGGGATGCAAGGGTGGCCATTAGCGCAACCTCTGCCGGCTAGTTACCGCCTGCTTGGCGTGGGATTCGAGATGAGCCGCGTCTTCTTCTTGTCGCACAATACTCCAATACGCCATCCACTCGTTAAATTGAGTTGAAGACATGGCTTCCATCATACCGAGAACATCCCAGACTCCAAGGTCTGCCGCCAGCCGGTAACATTGGAGCTTTACCGACTGGTCTCTGAGTTTTTTTCCAGGTCCGCCCGATCCGCCGCGGAGTACCCGGACAGCTCAATCACGCGATCAAAGATGGGACTCGTCACCGAGGATGGAAGCTCTCCAATCGTCGGAATATCCGCAGCGGTAAACATCAACCCTTCTCCGTTCATCACCGACATAGAGACCACCCACGGACGGATAGACGCCAGCGTGGCGTTCTCATCCGACTGCATGTTAGCCTCCAGTTGCCCACGCTGCGCCGTGTTCAACTCCCGCACCGTGACCGCCCCTAGTTCGGGAACGTCAACCGTTGCCGTCTGGAGTCTCGCGGCCGTCTTGAAGAATTGTTCTTTGGTGAGTGCCATTAGGCAACTGCCCGCGTGACTGCGCCGGCACCCTCCCAAGATAGGGACGCCGTTGCCAAGTCGCCCACGCCCTGTTGCATGGCGTTGTAACTGGTCACGACTGCGTTAAACTGATACTCGGGGTTCCCCGTACCCACGACCGCACTGGTCGGACGAATCGCAAACGCCACCACCGTACCCACAAGCGGCTGGAGAATCTCATCCAACAGGTTGTCCGCGAAATCCGCGTTGAAGTCCGCCGAACCGCTAGAATCCAAGAGCCCACCAATCCGAGAACGCGCGGTATCCGCAAACGCTGTGTCTTCGAGCGCATCGCCAGTAATCTCGATATTGACGCTGTTCCCGTACACAGACAAATCGTTAGACGCGATAGTCACCGATGCGTCAGTAAATGCTAAACTCGCCATGTCTTTTACTCCCTATTTTGTAATTGCTACGCCAAAGCCCACGGCAAACGTGGCACTTGAAAACGTCCCGCTCGTCACCGAGACCCTAAACCAATCGTCTGTCAACGCTCCGTCTACCTTTAACCATGCAGAAGGTGAGGCCGCGCTCAATGTCTGCTCTGCCCCTACGGTTGCCGTCGATGGAAAACCCTGCGCATCATCGCTTCCGATCCGGAGCCCGATGTCCGTCCCCGTAATCGCCGTGAGATGGAAAGAGGCGTAAAGGGATTGCGTGGCCGCAATGGCGCCAAGTTGGATGGCCGTCCCATCTTCGAGCCCTGTCGAAGTGCCGTTAAATCCAAGCGCACCACGAACCAGCGCCCCGGTCGTCTGCCCTTGAAGACTGAAGCCCAACACATCACCCACCGAACCCTCGAGGGCTCCGTGTGAGGTTGACAGCGAGTTCATCAGGTAGGCCACCACGCCGACCGTTGCACCTGCCGAAACGGTAAACGGTTTGGCTGCCGCGATCCCATCGAACATCTCTTTGTCTTCGGTGCTGTTGAAGAACCCCGAGACCTGCATAGCCGAATCTTTCAACCCCGCAATCCGGGACCGGGCGGTATCGGTGAACACCGTATCCTCTAGGGCGTCTGCTGTGTGGTCCACTTGGACCGCGTTCGCCTGAGAACCCAACGCCACCCCGTCGTACCAAATCCGCGCGTTACTTAGTGTGCTGGCCATTATTCCTCATACCATACGAGATAGTCATTCTGTGATCGAAAGACCCGAGGAGTGTTCTCGTTGATTGGGTCTTCATCGAAGTCCGCTCCGCCATCGTGGAGTATGTCCTGGAACACGGTACTGTCCGAAGTGCCGCTGTATCGACTTAGAGCCGTCTTGACTGCCGCTGCTAACGTCTTCGCCTCCAGAAACGTGTTACCCCATGCCGACACTTGCCACCGCTCCTCTGTCAATCCTGGGTCCGCGCCAAAGGCATGAACGACGATCGGCGTACTGATCCGCTGGAACACCACCGCCTCGAGCGTTGGCTTTTGCGGGAGATGCATCGCGTGGATGCGAGCGCTTGAACCCGTCCCTACGATGTCCGTTACCGCTGAGACCGCTTTCATTCGAGCCAGGAGCCCGCCCGCGATGCTCAAGCCTTCCTCGCCGCGTTGATGCCTGCCTTCAATACCTTGCCCACTGCATCTACCGCTTTGCCGCGGTCCTCGTCTAGCGCCGGCCGGAGGTGTGGTTGTGCTGCCTGGAACCGGGTGCCGGTCTCCTGAAACTTCAATCCAAGGGCTTTGCTCTTGTCATATCCGATATTGAACCGCACAGACTTCCCGCTGCGCTTATCAACCTCAATCTCGATATGGTCCGCTCCATGGTCGGAACTGTTCGGGTCTCGGGGAGCTCTATCCCTGGCACCATCTTTGACGACGTTGGCCCCAGCAGCCGCAGCCGCAACGAGGATGAGACCCTGGGCGTTCTTATCCAGCGCCCTGAATCGTCGTCTCAGTTTCTTGTCGCCTTCAATCGTGACCATTAGGCCGCCACCCTTACGCCCGTAATCTCAAGCCATGCGTTTTGATCTCGCACGTTCGTGATATTCACGATGTCGTATGTGTTGCTCGTCTTCACTTCTAATACTCTCATTTGTTCCGTGATCGCAGACTTATACCGAACAGTCCAGACAACCGACTTCGTGGCCTGTTCTCGCTCTCCGGTGAATCCTTCCTGCCCTGATCTCTGATCCTTCTCCGCCCAGATATTTGTAAGGTTTGCGACCGCCGTCCATGTGTCCGTTGGGCCGCCCATTGTGTCATGTCCCTGGGCCGATTCTTGGATCGTAATTTTGCGCCGTGCTTTGCCTGTCCGAGCCACTAAAACCGCCGCTGTCGAAAGTCGCCCATCATCGCCCACATCATGTTATCCGCACCCGCCAAGACCACATCCGTCGTTTTCATCCCGAGTGTTACGGGTTCTCTGTGCTCGTAGACCACTCCAATGGCCGCCAGCATCGCCAGTTTGAGTTCTGCGGGTACATCTTCCGGCGAGGCACCATAACCAGCCACGAATGTGATCGTGACCGCATTGACCTGTGTCCGCGTCGTGGGCCAACTCTTGCCGAAATCCAATTCCACGATCCCCGGCGCTACGTCCGTTGACGTTATGACGTTGTAGTCTGACGCGCTGACCGTCTGACTGTCTCCGTTACCGTCGAGGTATGTCACCGACGTAATCGATTGCAGGGGTGGCTTTGGGATCTCTATCCTGACAGAATCCCACGGGAATCGATCAAGTTTGTACGTCCACGTCTGTGTTAAGAACGCCCGGCCGCACATACGCTCGACATACGCCGATACCGCAGGAATCGCAGTCCCCACCAAGAACGCATCATCTACTGACGTCCCGTCCGAATCGTTGTCTATCCGGAGATGCGTCTTCACATCCTGTAGATCGAGCGCAAGCCCCGCGGCAGCCGTGGTGACGTTCAGTCTCACGACCGCTTCGATCCCTTCCGTGCCGTCTTACGATATTCCGGAGCCTTAGGAGCCTCTTTCTTTTCGACCTTCCCCTCCGGTTTGATCATCTCAGCGATCCCAGCATTGATACACCGTACCGCCTCGGCATCGTTCATGTCGTACTCGTGGCCGGGCTTCCGGTTTGTTCTCGGACCTACCTGGCTGACCAACATGCGAACTCGCATTCTATTCTCCCAATGGGGGCAGACCGAGGTCCGCCCCCATGTTCAGGTTGTCGGCTATTACGACGCCGGGTGACGAATCGCCAGAATCGGGTTGGTACCCGCATCTATGATGTCACCGTCATGCCGCGAGAACGCGACAAAACCCGTCTGTGCTGCGGTGGCGTATCGCTCGTCCATACGCACAACCAGGATATCCATCACATCCCGGATGTAGTATTTGGAGAAATCACCGTACAGGATCGAACGCTTGTCCGCGCCGATCGACCGCATGTCCTGATTGACCACATACGGCTTGCCGAGAATCGTATCCGGCTCACCAAACGCCAACCCCGGACGCCAGATGTAGTTACTGTCACCATCCAGTAACTTTCTGAGCGCGCCGCGCGTGGATTGATTGAACATGAACTTCGCGTTCTGATCGTAGGCAGGATCCAACGTCTCCTGCAAATCTATGATCTCGTTCGCGGTGACTGCTGTTGCACTTGCCACGGTCGTTACCGCACCATTGGCAACGTTCTTCACGCCGTTCGGCTGAGACGAGCCCGTACCGGCCGTGAAGTGCGTGTTGAGGATCCGCCCGAGTCGCGTTCCCAGATTGCGTGCCGTGAAGCTCGCAAAATCGAAACTGGAATCCTGCATCAGTTCCCATGGCACTAGGACCAAGAGCGAGCTGTACTTGTACGCCCCCAAGACCACCTGACCAAACGTGAAGTCACCAGCGGTCGCGTCAGTGTTGATCGCCAACAGCTCACCCGCGCTTGCGGTATCGTTCACGGTCGGAATCGGAAGGTCTCCACCTGTTGCGGTCCGAATAACCGTCGCGCCAGCCTGACGCATTCCGCCAAAGGCCAACAACGCCTCATCAATGCCGGCCATCGGTGCATCAGCGATCACATGTCCACCACCAGTGGTAGTGACCGTCTGTGCGCGCTGCTCAATGTCAGCTCCGACGTTCTTGCGGTATTCGTCCTTATCGAACACCCAGTTGTTGCCGCGCCAGATTGGCTCCGGTAGGCAGTTCGATCCAGCCAGCCGCAACTTCACGGCATTCCCTGAAACGCCACCTTCTCGGAACTTGCCCGATCCGACCGCCATGCGCTCCTCGGCTGTCAACTCCTCGCCAAGAGACCAACGACGTAGAACGTCACGCTGCTGTTCTTTCACTGAGCGTTCCGTCACACGATCCTCTGCCGTCTGGATCTCCGCCTTCCGTTCGACCAACTCGCCCTGTTCTGTCTCACGGTCCAACTGTCGCTCTTCTCGATCGATCCGCGCCTTGAGTTTGTCGCCCTCTGCGTGGGCCGCCTCAAAGTTCTTATTTTCCTCGTCCGACATCTCACGCTTCTCATCGTGAGCCTTCTTGAGAATCTCGCCAGCGTCAACGGTCAACTTCTTCCGCTGCTCGCGTAGATCCTGTATTCCTTCATAAGTGATTGCCATTGCTCAACTTCCGTGTTGTTCGGCCTCGGAGGTTGACGCAAAAAAGCCGACACTCCGAACACCGAAGGATTGATTGCCTTCGTGTCTCGTTGAGTGCCGGCGTTGTCCGCATTGCGAAACGTCGTAGCTCGCTTACGTCATCGGTGGCCTAGCCCGATCCCATTACGGGACATCGATAACGCTAAATTTTCTCCCTCAATCTATTACTAGACTTCGAGTTCCGCCAGTCTTTGGCGATTCTCGGCCTCGATGCGTTCTTCACTGGGTCCTGTCGGCTCTTCTTTCTTGGCCGCCTTCCGCGCCTCGTCCAGCGATCTTACGGATACGGTGGTTGATTCGTAAGCTGGAAACGTTACAGGCCCCACGTCAAGCAACTCGCTGACTTTGGTGATGGTCCGCTTGGGAAGATCCGAGTCGATGTCTTCCCACTCGTCGGCGCCTACTCGAAACGAAAACGAGTTCCCTTGAATGTCGCCGCGCGCGACATGCTCCCGCACGTCGTTGGCCACCGTGGTGTTCCCGAGTTTAACCCGAAACTCCAAGGCGGTCTTGGTTTCGTTCATCTCAAGCGTACCCGCCGACTGCCGGCCGAGCAACATATTGGAGTCGTGGTTGAATAGCGCACGGGTGTCGGAGGTCTTCAGGATATCCTTGAACGCACCTGGAGCAATCCGCTCTGTGAATCCGCCAAGGTCTCCAGACCACTTATCGAACACCGCAGCCTCGCCAACGATCTCGGGGCCATTGTCCCCGTCGCCCTCGCGAAACTCTACCTTCGTGACGGCCATCCGTCGTTCTAAATCTTTCATTCGGACATCCTCCTATCCTGGTACGATAACGCAATCACATCCGCGATGTAGCGGGGGATGCCCTATTGATGTGTTGACGGTCATCGGACTGCCGCCGTCACTTGGGTTTACTACGTGACCGGGGGACGCAAAGGATTGAGTAATCCCGACCGTTCGCCCGTTAAACTGTGAGCACAACGGACAGCCGTCCCCCGAAAGAATCCATCGGATCGTGACCACGCCCGCCGCCGCATACCCGAACACCGTCAGAGCTTCCCCTGCGCGCACTGTCTCGTTCTGTGCGGCCTTCTGGGCTCGTTCCTCATGCCATGTATCAAACCGCTTCGTTACGGCCCCTTGGAGGGCTTCCGGGTCATCTGTGTACTTTTTGACGAGGTCGCGGAGTTCCTTGCGTGACTTCGATGACCAACGTATCCCAAGGCGTTTCGCGAAACCCCTGACAAACTCATCGGCGTCGGCTGGTTCGTCCTCCCCCATCTCCTCTGCTACCGCTTGTAACATGTTGCGGCCATAGGACATAAGGACTGGCAATAGCCTATCGGAAACCTTTTCGCCGTAGTCTTTGTAGAAATCCTCCACCCAATCACCGAAGTCGGCAATCGATCGATCTCCCACAGACTTCTTGAGCGCCTTGCGGCCGGCAATCAACTCACGGTTGAGCACTTTTTGGAATGCGTCTGTGAATATCGGCATGTGGGCCGACCGCTGTCGAACCCTGCCCGCTACTCGTCGCTCTGTTCGTATGGACGCCTGTATTGACGGGTCCGGTTGGTCTTCTTCTACGATCTCAGCCTGATCTACCGGGACCATATTCAGCGGGACAAAATATGTCTTTCCGCTACCGTCCTCTACTGGATTCATGTTGATCTTCGACCGAATCTCATCCCGGTTCATGGCACCGATGTTGAACATCTTCGTAAAGAACTCTCCTTGGGCCGCACTATCTCCCCGCAAAAAGCCTTCAGTCAGAAACTCTATGAATAGGGTTTCCCTTTCCTTTTCAGTTAGTAAGCTAGCCTCAGCCGATTCCTCAATCCTGACCATCCAAGACATTAGCGTCTCTGTCAAATGCGATCGATTTTCGCTCTCAATATTTGTGAAGGTTGCCCGCTCCATATCCTTGAGTTTATGCGGCGCCATGTTGAGCCATCGCGCGACCTCGGTGACTTGGAACTTTCGTGTCTCAAGGAACTGCGCGTCATCGGGCGGTATGCTTCGTTGCGTCCACTTCATGCCTTCTTCAAGAATCAACGTCCGGTGGGCATTG